ACGAACATGATCTGGTAAATACTTAAATTCAGGATATGCAGCTTCATATTTTTCAAATGCCTTTCTCTGAATCATCATAAAACCAGTACCACCTTCTAATACTTCAACTGGTTCATTTAGAGCAATTGTGCTTTGGCCCGCCACTGGATTAAAAACAAAATCACCAACATAATTTTTCAAGTTCTGAGGATTTTCATCAGCAAATCCTTTATCTACTGCCTGTTTAATTTTTTCCCAGGATATAGTTTTCTTTGGATAAGGACCACAGACTATATCTTTATCTGTTTCTGGATCAGCAATAGCAGCAAGAGCTAATACGTCATTAGGATCAAATCCAATATCTGCATCGATGAACATTAAGTGTGTATAGTCACTACGTAAAAATTCATCTACACAATAATTTCTAGCTCGAGTAATAAGCGACTCGTTAAAAAGATAAAATGTTTCTACGTCAATACCGTATTTCGCAGCCAATTTAATTAATTCAGCAGTAGATTTTGTGTATTGACCGCCGCACATTCCGCCATACATAGGAGTAGCGACAAAAATTTTGCGCTCTCTTAATTTATTCACGTCAATAGATACTTCCATTATAATCCTCTTTTTGTTTTTGAATCGCTTACGATGTTTTTATTGTCATGATCATATACTGCAAGAATAGCGTAATGAATTATTTTCATAAGATCTTTTCTTGCATCTACAGAACTACCTTTATTGCCATAACGATAAGCATACTTTAAAATATTTCCAATACAAAATCCATCTCCGTGGCCAGTTTCTATAATTACTTCTGCTATTTGTGTATTATTTTTTGTTACATAATGCTGTGAATATGTAGAATTAATATATTCTCTAATCTCATCTAATATATTGTCTTCGTTAAACTTTTTAACAATCATTATTTTTACTTCCCATTATAAAAAATTAGCTAGAGTAGATACGACCGGCTTAGTCAAAATTGTGTGAGATTTATTTGGGTTACTTTGAATCATTAAATCATAATTTATAAATTCTCGTTTTCCTTCCAGCGCGCTCTTCACTTCAAACGCCATATCTTTTGCAGTATCGAACGGAACATTCTGACATATATGATTATAATTTCGCGTGGGTTTCAACAATTCAAAATCTTGCGGAAGCCCCATAATAGTCATAGCTTCTCTATAATTTATATATCTATCTTCGTGCGGATGTGTTAACATCTTTGGATAATGGCCAACGAAAGATCCTATAAATTCCTTTGGAACTATAGTACCTCTTCTCATAATATTTTTACCATCCTTTAATTTGTTATACATTCTATCGCATTTTTGTACTTCTTTATCATAGCCATGAGATTCCATCCATTTTCCTACTTCTTTGTAAGTATGGCCATGACCTTCTATTAAACTCTTAGCATCCAGATATCTAACTACAGTTTTAGAAGTATCTAGTTTATCAAAATGCTCTCGATGCGTTATTCCTCCATGAATTTCTTCTAGTAAATATTTGTAATATGGATCATTTGTAGGAATGTTTTTATTAATGACTTCAGTCTGCGAGTTACCTGTAGTCTTATTCATAATAACATCTTGAATTTTAGTATAAGGTTTATTATAATAATTCAATAACGGTAGTTTGTTTCCTTTCCAAAAAAAGTAGAACGTACGATCTCTCACTTGAGGAATACCGTGTAACAAACTTTTTGTTTTATACATTGACATAGAATAACCATTTTCTTTGCCAATTTGAATCAACTGATTTCGAATTGGTTCTCCTATTTTTCCAGTAAAGGTAGGTGCATTTTCCCCCCATAAAACAGTGGGCTTCATTTCACCTAAAACATATTTAGCAGTTTCTATCATCCATTTATTATTAGGATTATTTTCACCATATGCAGTAGAAAATAAAGATAATCCAGCGCAAGGACAAACAGTAGAAACTACATCTACGCTATGTGGATGTTTTCCTCCTTCGTCTAATATATGGTATGGAACTTCGTTGTTCCAATGATTGAGTAGATGTGATTCATTTTCTTTAAATGCACTGTAAGAAAGTATATAATCTGGTCTGCTGCCAAAAACTTCAGTAGAAGCCAGTACTTCTCCACCTATGAGTGGAATTATAGTCGCGTGTCTCATAAAAATTCCTCTAAATTAAATGAAGAATTATCAACATTAAACGAATTCCATGTATTTCCTTGCCAGTGAGGATAATATTGACGAGACAGATGTACTGATTTTGGTTTTTCCATATATTTAAAATCTAATTCGCCAACATCATTAATTAAGTCGTCCACCCACTCAAAAATCTTTACCTTTTCTGAAGCTCTCTTTTTCAGTTCATCTCTAAACAAAATTCGTATTTCGTTTCTTTCTTGTCTAGAACCATAAAATGAAGTGCCTTCATACCAGCCGGTTTTCGGTATTGATCTTCTTTCATTTTCTATAGGTAACAATTCATATAATGTAACTGTTGCATTTCTTTTTTCTGCAACTTCTTCTGCTTGTTTTATATATCTGTCTACAATATCAACAGTAGCCTGTTGCGGATTTTCTTGCCTAAGTAAATGATGTCGAACATCAATATTACCAAAATAATATTCTATATTATCAAAATCATGTTCATATTTAATAAACGAATCTAAACCAATTTCTAACGCGCCATACAGTGTTTTATATGGAACAGAGATATTCATCCATTCTGGCCTGTACATGCATATAGCATGACTGTCACCAATTGATATGTTTGGATATTTTATCAATTCATTAGAAACTACTAGTTCAGATTCGGATTCCATGCGTTTAATATTATCCCAATCTACCGAATCCCAAAGTGGACTTATTACTTTATCTTTATTTTTAGCTAAATCAACTTTATGTTTCAATTGGTCATAATAATCAGGAAACGGAATAGATAAAGAATACACCTTTCCTTTAAATTTTGAAAAATTCACAAAATTATCTATGTGTGGAAATTCTTTTAAACCGCCAAATAAGTTAAGGTGCCCAAACCAATCATTCCCATGATACACGTATAATGCATCAAATAAATTAAAATTTTCATAATAAAATTCTAATGACATATTGGGAGTCACATCGATGCCGGTTGTCGATAATTGATCAGTGTATATTATACCTTGAGCAGAGCGATGCGATGCCATATTTTTGCTCATAGGAATAAACGGAGTAGCTACTAATGATTTCATTTCAAATTTTTATCCCATTCTCTATATGATTCTATTGTATCATAAATTGAGTCATTTGTCAACTGTGGTTCGCTGCCAACATTCCAAAATAAAATATTTTTTCCAGTATTCTTAGGAATATATTTCCATACTTTTCCGTCATAAGATGCAACGGTAGGAAACGGCGGTAAATTTTCTTTCTTTTCTAATGTTTGAAATGGAAGTGGTTCTGATATAACATCCGCTCTTCCTAATTCTCCTGATTTTAAATTTCTTGCCACAGCTATACATGTAAATATAGCCTTTGGCCATGCAATTTGTAATGCTCTCGAAAGTACGCCAGTTGATATCGCGACATAAACTTCGTCTGGCGGATCTATTTTTGACGCAGCATGCACAATTCCTGCTGTCGCTAATTCATGTTTAAGACCAAGAGGAACAAAGAAACCATTCGTTTCGTTTGCGTATTCTTTAGCCTTTTTGTTCAAATTTGGCATAGCAGCAATTCTTTCAAATTTAGGAATAGCGCCTCTTTCTATACAACACGCTTGATGCAAAGAAATTCTTTTGCTAGCGGGCATAAAAAGAACAACATCTTTATTGTGATAATTGGCAACATCGATAAGAGCCACACCCGCTAAACCAACTCTAGGCTGAGAATAGACAATCGTTTTATGGTTTACCCTCGAAGCGAGCAAATCTCCAGCTCTTGTTTTTGTTCCAGTAGTCAAATCATCTCTTACTACTCTTACGCCATCGTGCATCATTACAATTGGATCAGGATTATATGGCTCCCATCCTTCGGTCAATGATAAGTAATATTCTTTTGCTCCTTTATAACCTAATACACCTACGTCTTTATTTAAATTATCTATTACATGATTATTATGACTCAATGAATTTTTCTCAACGAAAACTCCTCAGGAAATATCCAATTATATGGTATTCTTTTAGTAGGAGACTTTATGCCGTGCCTAATAGCAATATGTTTATAAAAAAAACAGGTTTTATCTTCAATGTTTAACATTACCTGTTCTTTTATAGGATTGTCTTTATGATCAGCAAGAAAATTCATTTGATCTATCCATGTTTCACCATGCTTATTTAAGAATAACATATCACCATTTTCGTCTATATCATATTTAACTTTTCCCATCAAATTAGGACCATCAAATATTTGTTGCATTCCATCAAAGTGGCCAGTTCCTCCAAACAATAAAGAATTAGGATCACACACGTGTGGATATGCCATAGCTATATATCTAGCAAAGTTTTTACATGGGTACATAGGATTTCTGAAATTCTGTTCAGTCGCGAAATAGTTAGACATTATCTTTGCCAATTCCATCATAGTATATGTACTATTTTTAGCACTTAAAATTTCGCACATATCAGTAGCGGCTTTTTTAGTGCCTTCAATCAACCATTTATTTACTTTAGTACTTTTAGGATAATAGATTTGAAACAAATCATTTCTAGCGTGTCGGTGTGTTTCAAATCTCTTACGTAAACCTTCTTCTCCTTCAGTCATAAGAGTTCTTAGAGTTTGCCAATGTTCGTTACTAAACGAAAATACTAACGTATACCACATCCTATTAAAATCATCAGTTACATCTTGCATTACTTCACAAAAAGGATGTTCGTGCCAATGTAATCTATGAGAAAATATTTGATAATCTTCTTTTAATAAACCGTCTTCTCGTTCATCGAATTTTGTGCAGAATTCAAAAAATTTCTGTACTCTTTCTTCGGCGGGCCAGTCTTTCATCCAGCTACGCGTAGGTTTCTTCTTTTTATTTAAAGTAACTGCTGATGTGGTTGGGTATATTATATCATGTTTGTGGCCGTAAAAACTAGTTAGATCCATAAAATTGATGCACCTTTTGTTTATAATTTTCTACCGATACGGCCGCGGCTTTAATAACCGTATCGTCGGATGGATGCGATTTCATATTATTAAATGTTTTAATAAGGCCTAGATCTATCATAGCACGTTGACGACCAAATGGATGATCTTTGATTTTACATGACGACCATACTTCATCATAATTTAGATGGTTATATGTTGGACCAGGTCGTACATAATTTTCTACCCAACGAATAAAATCACAACACACATCTTCTGCATTATACGGAAATGATCCCGTGTCTTCGTATATTTTAGTCATAACAACATCCAAAAAATCTTCTGTTTTCATCTTCTTCGGACGAGCTGCTAAATAAGATATACATTCCACGGCATTTGTGCCATAATAAAACATCGAATCTTTATTTACATACTGCGGATACCAATCGGCAATGTCTGCTACTACTGCAGCGTATTGAAACTTGTATTTCTTTAATCCATGCTCTGTATTCCAGTTCAACATAAATTCGCCAATTTCTCTTAAGTCTCTGCGTTTGCCAGATTCTAACCAGTCTGCCATATCACGCGCCAGCTTAGGAACGAATTCGCACAAGAAATAATCGCCCGCACGTCTGTATTGTTTATCTGCAGGTATTTTTGGAAAACTTGGAAATTGATAACCTACCGACGTATAAAACGTGTGCGGATGCGTCGCTACAATATCTGTCATTTCTTTTATGTTAGTTGCTTTGTGTAAAAAGAACAATATGGTGTTATGATACCCAGATGGTTTAGTGGCATAATTGATAGCAGATCCAGTTACTCTATGTAAAATAAAAATGTACAACCATTCTGGCAAAGAAAACGAATTAGATTTATCTTTCCATAAGTTACATATTCTGCCTCTTTGATCGCTATACAAACCGGATTTCATTTTCTCCCAATATGGATGTGAATCGTTCCACCCATAAAAACAATCGTTAATTATCTGAGAAAAACCAGCATACTTTCGTTCTACAACATCATATAGTTCAACATTCTCCATCAAATCATCATTCATGTTAGATTCTAAATGAGGAATTTTACCATAAGGAGAATTGAGTGACACATTACATTTGTTTTGTTGATCACTAGCCAAATTATAATAACGAATAAACTCGTCATAGTATTCTGTTAATTCTAACATAATAATTAGTTGTCCAATTTTACCAAATTAAAATGACGGTCATAACAATGAAGATTCATGACTTGCCAAATAAGCTGACCTTTTTCTATAGGTAAATTATTTTCTACGGCTGCATCGAGATAAGTAAAATACTCTATAGTTGAATTCCACTCTTGTACAAAATTATCCATGAGATGTTGAGCCCAAGCATAATCATTTTTATATCCAAATATTATATCATTAGAACGCATCTGCGATACCATATGAAGCTTATTGTCGCGAATATAAAATGTTTGAGCATTAGTGCAAATAAAATCAGATTTGCCGTTTTCGTTATATTCAATCCAAATTGATGGCCGATTATATATCATTTGTGCTCGACGGCTATCAGAATTTAACCATAACTCATTGAACGCGTGACGATACTGATTATAATATTTTTTAGAATAAACCAAATGGCCATAATTCGAGTTAATGTTTCCATGAGCATCGGCTGTTCGCCTCCATGCTATAGGTGGGCTTTTATCATTGTAACCTAAACCATATATATCATTAATATTGGTCGATTGTTTTTCATACCAATTAAGTTCAGCTTTAATATATTCATCATTTGGTGTACCAAAAATACTGGGCTTATTAGCAATAAAATTTGCACCCAGCATCTCTATAGTTGCAACACCAGTTTTATCTGTTACAAATCTTTTGGCTTCCAATTCTTCAATAAAATAATTTTGAATATCTTCAACAGTATACATTATATGCTCTCAATCAAAATTTTCAGGAATAATCTTATTAAATATATCTCTATCTGTCTTTTGTCCGGGAATTCCGCCTCTTAACCAAGCTACTGCGAATGATGCGTAATTAATCAAA